GGCAGAGGCTGAGGCGACTGGCGCGGCGGCTGGCCGGCGGCAGCAATGATCCGGCGCTGGGGCCGGAGGACCTTCTGCAAGAGGCCCGGATCGTGGTGTGGCAGCGGCGGGCGGCGATTGCCGCCTCGGCCAATCCGCGGGCGAGCGTGTATCTCGTGGCGCGGCAGGCGATGGTAAGCGAGCTGAGACGGTCGCGGCGTGCCAGGGCGGGGTCGGCATGGCCGGAGGGGGAGCAGGCAGGAGACGGGCGTGTGGTGGAGGGCCGCGGCGCGAAGGAGGACGATGCGGATGGGCAGCAGTGAGCCGGGGGCGACGGTGGAGACGCTGACGCAGGCGCTGTTTTGGTACGAGGTGGTCCGGCGGGGTGATGATGGGAAGCTGATCACGGTGGCGCAGGCCTGTGAGCATGCGGGTATCAGCAGCACCAGCTTCTATTCGCACAAGAGGCGGCAGACGGCCAAGTGGCGGCGGGCGGTGGTGCAAATCGAGTCGCTGGTGGGGCACGAGGAGTTGCGGACGGAGGCGCGGCTGCGGGCGATGGAGCTGCTCCGGCACGGCTCGGACACCGCCGCCGGCTCGCTGATCGCCAGGCTGCTGGACTCGGGGGAGAAGCGGGAAGCCGAGAGTGACGACGGACCCGTGCACATCGTGCTGGAGCAGTTTGGTGAAGATGACCATGGAGGCGGCAACCGCGGAAGGCGCAAGGACAGGGGAGCTGCAGGGGATCAGCCGGCCGGTCGGCGCTCAGCTTGAGTTCATCAAGTGCGGGGCGCTGGTGAAGAAGTTCCAGGCGGGGCAGGGTGGGGGCAAGACGGTGGCGGGGGTGTTCGAGGTCCGCAGGTATGTCAAGCGGCACCCGGGCGCGATCGTGATCTGCACGGAGCCGACGTATCCGATGGTGCGCGACATCCTGCGCCCGGAGTTCGACCGGCAGTTCGCGGCGGCCGGCGAGGAGCCGCTGGCCTTGTACCGCCAGAAAGACGAGAAGTACGTGCTGTGGAACGGTGCGGAGATCTGGCTGCGCCAGTGCGACCAGCAAGACAGGCTGCGCGGTCCCTCGGTAGCGGCGGGCTGGATGGACGAGGCGGGGCAATCGCCCTATGGCGCCTTTCAGATTCTCTCGGGGCGGCTGCGGCAACAGGGCTATCCGCATCTACTGATGCTGACGGGCACACCGCGGGGCAAGAACTGGTTCCACTGGGTGTTCGAGAAGGGGGAGCGTCCACAGGGCGCTCCCCCGTACATCGGGGATGTGCTTGCCAATGCGACCGGCGAGGAGCCGGCGGTGTTCTCGTGGGGGTCTTTGGACAACCCCTATCTCGACCCGGTGACCAAGGCGCTGCTCGCGGCCTGCTACACCCCCGGCACCCTGGCATACCGCCAGGAGGTGCTGGGAGAGGTGGTGGCGGGCGAGGGGCTGGTCTACCCCCAGTTCGATTTCGACCGGCACGTGCGGCGGGCGCCGAGAACGGAGCGGCTGGTGCAGGTGGTGGTGGGGGTAGACTGGGGCTGGACGAACCCGGGGGTGATGCTGGCCGTGGGGCTGGACAGTTCGGGCCGGATCTGGGCGCTGGAGGAGGTATACGCCACCGAGCAGGGGATGGAGTGGTGGGCGGAGGCGGGCAAGAGGCTGCTGGCTCGATGGCAGGCGAGTGGCCTGTACTGCGACCCTGCGGAGCCGGGGAACATCGCGGCCCTGCGCGAGGGTGGGCTGCCGGCGAGGAAGGCGAACAACGCGGTCCTGCCGGGTATCGCGGCGGTGGCCAGCAAGCTTTCGGCCGACGATCTGCGGATCTGCCCGGGCTGCCGGCACACGATCCAGGAGCTGGGGCTGTACGAGTGGCGGGAGCAAGGCGGGCAGCTCGTGGCCGACGAGCCGGCCAAGGGCAATGACCACGCGATGGATGCGCTGAGGTATGCGGTGTTGGGTCTGCTGGAGCCAAGGCGGTCGGGGAGGATCGCGACCGGGACGGCGGAGAGAGGTGACGGGTGAGCAAGGGGAGGGCCGAAGGCACGCGAAGTGCAGAGGTGAGGAGGAGGGGGAACCTCGGAGGGGGAAACACGTCTTAACAGGTGGTGGCACAGTACCGCTTGCGGCGAACGAGGGATCGGAAGGCGCTAGGAGCCGACCCGGCCAATGTGTAGCGGCAGCCAATGACGCCATCGGGAGGGCATGGTCGGCATGGATGAGCGGCCTGAGGCCGGCGAGGTGCAGTTCGTGTTCACCAAGCCGCCAGACTACGCCACGGTGTTCGCCACCGGGGTATGGGGGGGTATCACTCCCCAAGGGTTCGTCTGTGCGGACTTCTTCGTCGAGACGTCGCTGACTCCGGATACCGTTGCTCATGCGCTCAATGCGGACGGAACGCTGGGGGCGGAGACCAGGCGCGAACCCGGAGCCGACGGGGTCCCGCGTATTGAGCGGCGCCTGCAGGTAGAGGTGCTGATGAGCCCTGAAGCCGCACGCTCCGTGGCGGAGTGGCTACTCAAGAGGGCCGGCGAGGCTGAGGCCGGAGTGAGCATGACCGGCGAGGAGGCCGGACGCGATGAGGAGTGACGCACGGCGAGCCGCAGATTCTCTCGGTAGCCCGGCCGGCCCTGCGAGCGGCGTGGGATCGCCCGGACTCGCACTGCACCCTCTTGGCGGGCAGGGCTCCGGGGCGGGAGCCGCCCCGGACAGGATCGGAGTCAACACCGAGGGGTCGGCCGGCTGGGGCTACGGCGCCCGATCCAGCGCCAGGGCGGCAGCGAGTGCTCACGATGTCGCCAAGTACATACTGGAGCGTACTGGCCCGATGACGGCCATGAAGCTGCAAAAGCTGGTGTACTACTGTCAGGCCTGGTCCCTGGTGTGGGATGAGCGGGTGTTGTTCCCCGAACGCATAGAAGCGTGGGCCAATGGCCCCGTTGTGCCGGCCCTCTACCGCGTGCACAGGGGCGAGTTCTGGGTTGAGGGCTGGCCCCTGGGCGAAGTGGCAAACGTTGACGATGCCGGCCGCGAGACGGTAGACGCGGTCATCAGGGACTATGGCGGATGCAGCGCCCAGCGCCTGAGCGACCTGACCCATGCCGAGCCACCGTGGCGCGACGCCCGTGTGGGGCTGGCGGACGGTGAGCGCGGGCATCGCGAGATCACTGTGGCTGCCCTGAACGAGTACTTCGGGAGCCTACCGCCCAGTGAGCCCGAGTAAGAGGCAGCAGAAGCGGGCAAGAGTGCAGGCTGCGGCGCCCACCGCGAAGAAGGCACGTGGAGCCTCTGTCCTCGACTCCGACGAGCAGAGACCCCTCTGGTCGCTGGTGAGCGCCGACACGGGCGGTCCATGGTGCCCGGCCCGAATGGACGCGGAGTCCGTGAACAAAGTGGTGTTGCGCCTCAAGTCGATGGAGGGGCTCACGTGGACGGAGATCGGGCAGAGCACCGGGAGCCATGAGATCGGCACGACTGACCTGGTGCCCCAGGCTCAGAGAAGGCTCCGCGAAATCAAGCAGGATGACGTAGACCGCGTGTATTCCCTCAGAATTGAGGGGAAGCCCAGGCTCATCGGGATCCGCTTCGGCAACGTCTTTCGGGTGCTGTGGTGGGACCCCGAGCACGCGATCTGTCGGAGCACCAAGAAGCACACCTGAGCTTGGATGCGGACGTTGCACACGCGCGAGCCCCGCCGACACCGGCGGGGCTCGCGCGGTTCTGGGCAGGTCCAAGGCGGCAGGAGAGGTGGCTGCATGAAGCTACTGGGACTGGATATCAGACGGGCGGGGCGGCGGGGGGCCGACGAGCTGCCCCTCGTCGCCTCGCGACGGTCGTATCAGGACCCCTGGCAGATCCAAAGCCGCATCGGCGGCTCGGTGGACCTGGCCGTGTACAAGGCCATCGCCGAAGGCATTCCCTTCATCGACGCCGCGTTGCGGAAGCTGTCGCGGATGATCCCCCGGTTCGAGGTCAAATGCCGCGTGGACGGCACCGCCGATGAGCTGAACACCTGGCTGCAGGATGTGAGAGTGGGCTCGATCCTGCGCGGCTTTGCGCCCTTCGCCCGGGCTCACGTAAGGCAGATGCTGCAGTACGGCAAGAGCGCCGGTGAGATCGCTCTTACCCGCAGCAAGCGGGATGTGGCGGGGCTTTACGCCATTGACGCCCGGCAGATTCGTCTGCTGCCCGACGAGCACGGCCGCCTGCTACTGGGCGAGAGCGATGCGCTGGGCATGGTGCGCGCCTACGAGCATCAGGAGCTGTTCATCTACAGCGCCTGCAACAGCGAGGGCGATGACCCCACGGGGGTCTCGGTGCTGCGCGCGGTGCCTTTCGTGGCCGATGTGGTGCTGAGGATGGAGAACGCGACCCGGCAGAAGTGGCAGCGGCACGGGGCGCCGAGCTTCCTGGTCCATCACCGGGTGGACGGCGACATCCAGCTCGGCGACGCGGCGCTGGACAAGCAGCGGGAGGGCATTCAGTCGGACTGGGAGCGGGCGATGCGGGCGCGCTGGAACAATGAGGGGATCGTGGACTTCATCAGCGCCAGTCAGGGCGAGTTCGTGATCCGGGCACTGGACAGCGAGGGGGAGCTGGAGTTCTCGGCCCCCTACCGGGCGCTGATGGAGCAGGTGATCTGCAGCGTGGAGCTGGCGCCGTTCATGCTGGGGCTGCAGTGGGCGACCACGGAACGGCTGTCGCGTCAGCAGGCGGACGTGATCATCGGGCAGTGTCAGGAGATGCGTGCGGAGCTGGAGCCGGACTTCCTGCACGTGCTCTCGTGGGTGCAGCGGCTGCGGGGTCTTCGGGGCGACATCCGTCTGCACTGGCTGGACATCAACCTCCAGGATCAGGTCGAAAGCGCGCGGGGCCAGCTCTATGCGGCGCAGGCGGCGGAGAAGCGCATCGGCAATGGCCTGACGTGCTGGCGCAACGGCTGGCTAGACCAGTTGCAGGCGGCGCAGATGGCGGGGCTGGACATCGACGGTGTGGCGGTGGACCTCGAGAGGCCGGCGGGGGCTGAGGCCGCAGGTGAGGAGGCACAGGACGAATGGGAGGAGATGCTGGGGCTACTCGAGGCGCGTACACAGGGCCTGCAGGGAACGGACCCGTGGCCGGGCGGCGGCTGATTGTGCCCCCGAGCCATGACATCGCCCTGCTGGAGGAGTGGAGGCTGGAGACGGCGGTGGGTGGGGTGTTCGAGCGCTTCTGCCGCTATGTCTGGCCGCACTGCGGCGTGCCGGGCCGTTGGGGCGGGCCGGACCGGGAGCCGTCGGGGAGCGCACAGAGGTACGAGTGGCGGGAGGCGGACCGGGAGGAGTTCGACCGGGCGGTGGAGTGGTTGCTCGATAGCCTGCTGGGTCCGGTGCGAGATGCTCAGGGGTTCAGCGAGCACCGGAATGCATTGACCCGGGTGACGAACCCCATCTACGAGGGAGAGCCGATCCTCCCCGGCCACCTGCGCGCGAGCTTCGAGGTCGGGATTGTGGGGGCGGCGCGGTCGCTGGGCGACATGGCTCCCTACCTGTGCGGAGCGGGGTTCCTCCACGGCGTGCGCAACGTGCTTCGCGAAGCGTTCGCGCGCCTGAGCGACGGGGTGCGGATCAGGATCGGAGAGTTGCTGAAGGGCTTGCCGGAGCTCGGGGAGTCGGTCAAGCAGATGCTGGCGCGGGCCGCCCGGAAGGGCGAGGCTCCGGTAGAGGTTGCCCGACGGCTGAGGGATAGGCTGGACGACATCGGCAGCCAGCATCTGCGGCGCCTGGTCGGTACGGAGGTAGGCGCCGCGGTGGAGAAGGGCAAACAGGGCGAGTATGTGGCTCGTGGCTTCAGGATCCCGGGAGCCCTGGTGGGAACACCCATCAGGCTGCCGAAGTACCATCAGAAATGCCGCTGCGTCATCGAGATTCAGGAGGGCACAGGCTATCTGATTCCTGTGACACAGCCCGGGGCCTGCGAGGTATGCCTGCTGTGGGAGAGTCGGGCGCATGCGCTGATGGGGGCCGAGCTGAGGATGCGCAGGGGCGAGGCCGGGGCGGCACAGGACGGCGGCGACTGGGCACGGGATGCGCTGCCGGTTCCACGGAGTGTGTGTGGGTACCGGCCGCTGCGCACGAGATGGAACGTGCCGCGCCGGCGGACCGGCCGAGCTGGGTAGACAAGCGGGACCCATGGGTAGCTCGCCTGACAGACGCGGAGGCTCAGGCGGTGCGGCGCTATGCACGCAGCATGGACGACGCCGACGCCGTCCGCTGGACGCTCCGCAGCCGGGCCAACTGCACGAAGGCAGATCGCGGGATGTGTGACATGGCCCAAGCCTTCGAAGAGGCCGTACGCAAGCAGGCCAGGGAGACGGGGACGTTCTACCGCGGAGAGCACGATGTGAACGAGCGCTACCTCGCCCACATACGGCCCGGCACCGTCCACAGACTCGACACCGTACGGAGTGCGTCTGTCGATCGTAGGGTTGCGGTGAGCTTCGCGCGCCGTGGGTCGCGTCAGGGGCGAAGCGTTTTGTGGGAGTTGGAGAAGGCCGACGGGCGGAACATCGAGCCCCTGGTCCACCCCAGGTAGAGGCATCAAAGAGAGCGGATCCTGGATGCTGAGCAGAGGTCTGTGGTAGTACCCAGGGCTGAGCAGACCGTCGGAGACCGGAGCATGACGGTCATCAGATGCCGGAGGGTGGGACAGCCATGAGGCAGGACAGGGAGCGGCGCAGGCGTACCCGACGAGACGCTGAGACGGACTTCCGCTTCGCGGACGGACAGGCGAGCCTCGACGCATGTACCACGCTGATCGGGCCGGACGGCAAGGTGATCGACTGGCGCAGCGACCCACCTCCAGCGCCCCCAACGCCTCCGCCGCAACGGCCGAAGCGCGAGAAGCGCAAGTGACCGAGAGCCCCGCCACCAGGCGGGGCTCTCGCGATTCCGGGGGTGAGGGACCGTGACGGGCGCGCAGGTGTATATCGACCCGACCGCCGAGGTGGACGGCAGCGCCGGCATCGGTGAGGGGACGCGTATCTGGGGCCATGCCTACGTGGCGGCACAGGCGCGCATCGGCAAGGATTGCCTGCTGGCGCGCAATACGCACGTGGGCCGGGCGGCGGTGATGGGAGACGGCTGCAGGCTGCAGGACGGCAGCGGCATCACCACCGGCGTCGAGCTGGGCAACCGCGTGTTCGTGGGCCCGAACGTGACGTTCTGCAACGACAACGACCCACGCGTGGGCAAGGGGGACTTCGTCCCCTGCAGGACGGTGGTGGAGGACGAGGCGGTGATCTGCGCGGCGGCGGTGATCGACGCAGGAGTGCGGATCGGTCGGGGAGCCAAGGTGGCGCCGGGCGCGGTGGTCTGCCGGGACGTGCCGGCGGGGATGCTGGCGGTGGGCAATCCGGCCCGGATCCTCCCGAGACTGGAGGCAGGCAGATGAGGTGCCAGGCGCAAGACTGCGACAAGGCGGCGCGCTTCCAGTGTGTGCTGGACGGGCGCTATGTGATGCTGTGCGAGGACTGCCGGACGGCGCTGATGACGCCCTACCGGCAGGATCCAGGGATAGCCGAGGACGCCGGGCAAGAGACGGAGGACGACGGGGAGCGGGCTCAGGGGGAGAGGGAGGGGTAGGGCGAGGGGCGCGCGATCCCGGAAACGGCCTGCACGCGAGAAGCTCACCTCCCGCGCGATCGCGGCGTGCGGGTAACTGGAGGAATGACCGTGAGTGAGGATTGGCAGAGCTGCCACTGCGTACCCAACCCTGCACGGGTACCGGGTGACTTCGGCGACAAAGAGCGCACGGAGACGCTGGATCGGGCGCGGGGCGTTCGCGCCACGTGGGCGCCGGTCTTGTCCAGCGGGCGGTGGGAGATCAAGGAGTACCTTTTCCACCCCGATATGTGGGCGGACCGTTCCACATGCCAGGACTGGGTTGCACAGATACAGGCCAAGGGCGTCGGGGACCCTGAGCCCCGTATGCAGGTGGAGTGCTTCGAGACGGCGTTCCCGAGCCGCGAGACCGGGGCGGTACCTACCGATGACGAGATGGCGCTCATCAACCAGTACGCACTGGAGCCGCTGGCCCCGGAAGATGTCTACGTCAGGGAAATGCGGCTGACCAACGACCGCTGGGGCAAGCACCACGTGCGGCTGTCGCCCGAGTTCCAGCACAGCGTGATCGCCACCATTCCGGGCAAGAGCCTCCTGCTGGGGCACCCGGAGGTCAAGGGCATGGCCGCCGAGCCGATCGGCCGGTTCTTCGACGCCCATGAATGGCGGGACCCGGACACCGGCATTCTCTGGGGCCTGGCCAAGTTCTACCTGGTCAAGACCGCCCACAACGAGCACGCCCGCTCGCAGATCGACGGCGGCGTGTGGCAGTACGCCTCGATCGGGATGGAGCTGGACTGGCGGCAATGCTCGGTCTGCGGCCTGGACATCCTCGACCCCGGCTGCCCCCACATCCCCGGCGAGCGCTACCCGACCTCGGCGGTCAAGGCCCTCGACCTGGAGCCCGAAGCCTGCCCCGACGACCCCGGGAAGGTGTACTGCGGAATCACCTACAGGGGCGCCGGCACGGCGGTGGAGGGCAGTATCGTGTACCTCCCGGAGCTCAACGGCACCGAGATCGTCGCGGAGGTGGGAGCGGCTGTGGAGCGCGTGAGAGCCGCTGAGCCGGAGCCCCGGAGGCGGCAGCGCGACAGGGAGCAGTTGGAGGCGCTCGCAGGGGAGGAGAAGGTGTTCCGGGCGGCGGCGGTGTCCGAGCTGGAGCGCCTCAGCCGCCTGCTGAGACGAGAGGCGGAGCTGGCGACCTATCGGGATGTGGCCGGCGAGGACCTCGGTCTGATGCGCGCCTCGCGCCTTCTCAACCTCGTCTCCGAGTGGACGCAGGCGTGGGACGAGAGCACTCCGGGCGGCCGACAGTCCCGGGAGCGGGAGAGCGCCGGGGTCGGCGGAGCCGGCGCCGCGGCCTGCGATCCGAGCAAGATGCGGTTCATCTGAGAACGGCGAGAGACGACGAGAGACGACGAGAGACGACGAGAGACGACGGAGGCGGCAGGGAAACGGCAACGTCAGACCACGGAGACACGGAGAGCACGGAGTTCCACGGAGAACGGCTTACCACAGAGACACAGAGAGCGCGGAGAACGGCGGAGAACGGCGGAGAACGGCGGAGAACGCGGAGAACGCGGAGAACGCGGAGAACGGCGGAGAACGGAGACGGCGGGAGAGAAGAAGACGGCGGGGGTGCGGTTGTAGGATAGGGAGATGACCAGGGCCGGCGGGACCCGGATTGGCCGGGCGCGCCGGCTCACTCGTTAGTGGGGTGATGGCAGATGGCAATACGCAGTGTGGGGGGCCAGATGGGCGCGCCGCTGGTGGCCACCTTCAATGTGGTCTCGGCGTACCGAGACGCGGTGAGTGTGGGCGCGATCGTCGGCCTGAGCACCTCGAGCAACTGGTCGGTCGGCTCCTGCGCCGCCGGCACGGACCTGACGGTGGCCGGTGTGGTCAAGGACCTTGCCGAGGACCGCAGTATCGCCACCGTACAACTGTTCGGCTACAGCAAGGCCTTCGAGGCCGACTACTCGGGGGCGCTGGCGCGTGGGCAGTACCCGGTGAAGGCGACGGGCAAGACGGTGACCGGCAGCGGGACGGCGGCGGCAAGCACGCGCAAGGCGGTCTGTGTGGCGGTGGACTACCCGACAACGGGCAAGTGCCAGTTTTTGGCACAGTAGGAGGCGGTGGCCAGATGAAGACGGTGATGGTTCCGGAACCGACGATCAAGGTGGACGACGGGTTCTACGCCGAGGCACGTGCTTTGCGGAAGCCGGCGCCGCTACTGCTGGCCGAGCGCGATCCCGTCCCCGATGAGCTGGTGGAGGCCGCCGAGAGCCGGTTCTACACCCAGCACGGCAAGGACCCGGCGGACTTCGCGCACTTCGCCGACGGCGAGCACCCGGTGCGCCAGTGGGCCCGGGGCCGCGCGGCCCTGGCCGGCCAACTGGCCTGGTACGAGAAGCAGCACGGACAGAGCATCACGACGGTGCAGGACTTCTACACCAATACCGCCCTCACCTCGCTGTTCCCGGCCTGGATCGAGACCGAGATCCAGGCGGGCCTGATCGCCAATGGTTTGGTGCAGGACCTGGTCTTCGGCACCGAGCAGGTGGACAGCTCCAGGGTCACGGCGCTGTACGATAGCACCCCCGAGCGCGAGCGAGAGCTGCGGGTCATCGGCGAGGGCGCGGAGCTTCCGCGAGTCACGCTGACTTTCAGCGACAGCACCATCGCGCTGCACAAGTACGGCCGGCAGATCAACGCCTCGTACGAGACCATCGGCAGCCAGAAGGTGGATGCGCTGGGGCACCACATCCGGCGCATCGCGGCACAGGTGGCGGTGGACGAGACCGACCAGGCGCTGCACGTACTGGTGGCCGGAGACGGGACGGTGATGGGCGCGGCGGAGACCGATGCCACCGATACCGACGTGGCCGGGGCCGGGAGCATCGCCTACTCGGACCTGATCTCCTGGTACTTCGACATGGGTGCTCCCTACCTCCTGGATAGGGCGGTCTTCGGCGACACCGATCTGGCCCTGATCAGCAACCTGGCGGAGTTCAAGACCGACAGCTATCGGGACTTCGGCGGTAACTTCTCCGTCCCCGGCCCCAAGGCCGTCAAGTACCTGCGCTGGAACGGCGGCGTCGGCGGCTCGGCCTACGTGGACCGGCTGGGCATCGGCATCGACAGCCGCCAGGCACTGCGCAAGTACGTCTGGGGCGGGTTCCTGCAGGAGCAAGACAAGATCATCTCCCGCCAGGTGAGCGTCTGGACCTTCTCGTACTGGGCGGGGTTCCGCAAGTGGGACTCGGCGGCAACGCAGGTGCTGGACTGCAATGACGTGCTCTAGCCCGCGGGCTACGGTACCGCGGCCGGTACCGGGAGGAGGAGATGGAAGATGGGCTTTGCCAACGCACCGGCGGCCTGGCTCAGCGGAGTGAAGGTCGCCACGGCGGACATCGAGCCGGCGGCGGTGACGACATGCAAGCTGGCAAGCCCCAGGAGCATCGCGATCCTGGGGCCCTGCCTCCTGCAGACGCCCACCCCTGCCGAGGGGGTGCTCACCTACCAGTCATGCGGCGCGGCGGAGGTGATCGAGATCGGCCTGTGCGCCGGTGACAGCGGCAGCTCGGGCACGCTCACCGTCGACTGTCACGTGGGGGCCGATAGCTCCACAGCGGCCTCGGTGTTCGGCGCCGGCCAGAAGCTGACGCTCAGCGCCGGCAACGACCTCGCCCCCCAGGTGGCGGCTCCCAGCGGCGCGCTGGGAGCCCTGCCGGATAACGGCCTCTTGCGCGTCGACGTCGACGCTGTCCCAAGCGGGACCGTGAGCAACCTGGCGGTGTGGGTGGTCCTCAGGCAGGAGCATGTGGGGTAGAGGCGGGTCGCGAGTCAACGGCGGGAACGGCGCCGCTCCCTGCGGGACCCGCTTTCCCTCTCCTTCGCGATGCGGGTGCTCAGGAGAGGGCTACGGCGAACGGCGAACGGCGAGCGGACCATTCTCGTCGTCGGTTGGGTGGTTTGTCGCCTCACCCGCAAGCGACCCCAGGGGTCGCCAGACTCTCCCGGCAAGCGGCTCTGCGAGCCGCCGGGAGAGGTGGAGGGCGAACGGCGGCGTTGCTCACCTCTCCCAGCGAGCGCAGCGAGCGTCCGGGAGAGGTCACGGCCGCCCGGCGGCCGTGGGTGAGGGTCTGCCCTGCAGTGAACCACCGCCCACTGCACAACGCCACCCGCCCACGCAGGCCATGGCACCTCCCGGTGTGGGACCGGCATGGGCCCCAGAGGGCCGGCGGATGACGAGGCGGACGGTGGCTCTCGGCAGGGCCGGCCCTCACCCGTCAGACCGCGCCCGCGATGCGGGCCGGTCTGCCGACCTCTCCCGGGCGGCCCTTCGGGCCTGGGAGAGGTGGACGGCCAACGGCGAACGGCGCCGCTCCCTGCGGGTCCCGCGGGCGGGACCCGCTTTCCCTCTCCTTCGCGATGCGGCTGCTCAGGAGAGGGCTACGGCAAGCGACGAACGGCTGTGGCGCGCGGCGCGCGAACGGCCAGGACAACGACGACGGCGGACGGCGCCGCACCACTGATGACAGACGCAGCGAAGAGGGGGGAGGCCACCATGAAGATCGGCTTTGTGACCAGCAATGCTAACTTCCATGAGGCCATCGTACAGGAGCTCTCGCGGCGAGGGC